CGATCATTGCGCCAGCCAGTAACACGGCCGGCAGCAGTGCCAGTGCGACGACGATCACCCGGACTGCCACGTATACGGCAGGCGATCGGATCATCGTCTTTCTGCACTATCCCAGCACGTCCATTACAGCGACGGTTGCGGACACGCTCGGCAGCACGTTCAACCAGATCGGCACCTATGGGCTGGATAGCGCGAACAACCGCTATGCGATGTTCGAGGCCATCAATGTGTCGGGTGGTGCCACGACCATCACGGCCACGTTCAGTTCGAGCGTGGCAAATCGCGTCATTGCCTACTACCGGGGAACAGGCCTCGACAGCAATGCAGCTCAGGCTGGAATGGCGTTCAACGACCAGACCTCTGCAACTGCAGGCACCGACACGATAGTCAGTGCGAGCTTTACCCCGACGCTTCCAGCGACGTGCATTGCGCTCACGGTAACCCGAGTGAACGCCAGCACGATCACGGCTGGTACGGGCTTTACGAGCCTTGGGGCTATCTCCGGATACGACGCACTGGCGTCGGATACCTCACTGGCGGAATGGCGAAATTTGTCCTCTGGCAGCGCGCAGACGGCCAAGTTCAGCATGTCCGGCGGTGGAGACAGAACCGGGACGGTCGTTGCCGTGTTTGGTGATGCGGGAGGTGGAGGCAGCGTTATCAATACGAAAACCGCCACCAGCAACGCGACGATGTCAGACGGTCTGATCCGTGGTGCGCTTCGCGGAAGAACCGCAGGAGATGCAGCCTCTGTATCAGACGGCATTCTACGCACGGCGGTGCGCGGCTCTGTGAAATCTGATGCCTTGTCGGTATTCGATGAGATTCTCGACTATGCCTATCGCAATCGAACACCTACCGACTCTGTTGCAGTTACAGATCAGATGCTGCGTCAATTGCAACTCGCGCGACTCGCGTCGGATGTGGCAACCATTGTCGATGCGATCATCTATTCAGTGAGTGGCGGAAGGGTCGTGCAGGCCACTGCTACTGATGGTGTTGTAGTTGCGGATGCCATATTGAGGTACGTCCTGCGCAATAGGTTTGCAGAAGACGTAGTCGGAATCGCTGACGCATCGATCAGAACAGTAGCGCGCAACAGGTTGTCCCAAGAAGCAATCGGCATTTCCGATTTGCTGATTCGCTCCGTGGAGCGCAACAGGTTTGGATCTGACACTGTTTCCCTGTCAGATGCTCTCATTCGAGCCGCAATTCGCTGTCGCACACTGGTCGACTCGGTAGAAATGTCTGACGGACTGGTGAAGGTTCGTCTCTACTCTCGTGCGCTGTCTGAGGTGCTGCTGGTTAGCGACCAGGCGTTGCCTACGAAGATTCCATTCTTGAGCTTTTCATATGACGTGCGAGTGAGGTTCGGTGCAGATCCGAGCAACATCATATTCGGCGCGAAAGATTTCATCGATTTTGGCTCCGACCCATCTGCCATCAACTTGGGAGGCTATCACTGAGATGCTCAAGGTCCCGGTAATAGAAGCCATTGCGGGAACGACGCTCAGAATGACATGGGTCAGCTCCGGCGTTACGCCAACAAGCATTGGCTTTGCGCTTCGAGACAAGGACGAGACCATCGTCAGTTCTACTGCCGGAGTCTCATCCGGTAATGGGCATTACTACGCTGGCCTGTTCGTGCCGAACTCATGGCCGTGGTATGTCGGGGAAAGCATTGCGATCATCGATGCGACGACTTACACGAACCGGGCTTTGGTGCGCCGTCAGAAGCTGGAGGCCAATTAAGTGCGGTACGTGAGCTGGCAGGACGTTGTTGCGCGATATCCAGGTGCGGCGAAAGTCGGTGTTGCCAACGACGCCGAGCAATTCGACGTGGCATTCGCACAACCGACAGAGGGTGAGATCGATGGATATCTTGCCCTGAGGTATACCGTCCCTGTTGCCAACACGCCATCCCTGACGCCGTTTGCAGTCCGCGATGTGGCGATGGACTTGGCCTACTACAAGATGCAGTGGATGGCCATGGAGGAACCCAGGCGCAAGGCTTTGGAGACGTCCATCTATCGGCGGCTCGCTGCGCTGTCGACCGGTTCCATGATGCTGACGAACTCTGCCGGGCTGATTCAGCCGTCACTGGGTGTGTTCGGGACCCATCAGGATTTCCCGAACGTCAGTGGTATGGACTGCGTCGAGAACTGGGCGGTGTCCAGTGCTGAGCTGCAAGCAACGGAGGATGCGCGCTGGTGATTCAGATCACGGTCATCGGCAGCGAGGAATCCCGGCGTCGGCTGAGCAAGTTCGCCGCCGCTATGGCGCCCAAGTCCCGTGAGCAGTCGAACCGGCAGGCCGGCATCGCCATGCACAGCGATGTTGTGCGTACTTTCGCCGCGCAAGGTGCCACCGCAGGCAGGCCGAAATGGGAGCCATTGAAGGCCGGTGGACGCTATGTCGGCACGGGCCGCAAACGCGCAGATGGCTCGCGTGAGCCGCGACGCTTCCAGACGGTCTACCAGATCCTGCAGGACACCGGAGCCCTGCGCGCCGCCTACGTCCCCTTGTCAGACCGGGACATTGCCGGTGTAGGTGCGGCAAGCGTCAAAGGCCATTCCGACCTGGCCGCTGCACACCAGTTCGGTGTTGCAGAGCGTAACCTGCCGGCTCGTCCCATGCTGCCGACCGAAGAGACTGCGCTCGATATTATGTCCCGCGTGTACGGTCTCAACATCGAGAGGGCCGCGCAGTCATGACGGTCACCATCAACGCGCTGAATGTGTCGGACCAGGCCGCCGCTATCAAGACGCAGCTTGAGGCGTTCCCGGAGCTGACGCAGGTTCCGGTTACGGTCAGCGAAGATCGCAATCTCGATCCAAACGGCTGCCCGTGGATCGGCATTTACCGCCTTGGCACGCAGTTCGTGCAACGCACACTCGGCTATGGCTCCGGCATGCGAGATCAGAGAACGCGATTCCTCGTACTGGTGCAGCAGTCAGACCACTCTGGTGGCGAAGCCTGCAGTGCCGCTCTGGATGAGCTGCTGCAGAACGTCATCTCGGCACTGCTGTCAGATACGTCGCTTCGCGGAAGTACCGGAACGATCGATGAGTTCGAGGTCGACTATGTCAGCTATGACAGGTCGAGCAACGTCTATATGCAGACAGCCGCGCTGCAGTTCGTCGCGGTCGGCAACACCATCGCGACACAGAATCCATAGGAGGCTGAAAAGTAGGGCATGCCATACGGCGCACAATTCATCGTAGGTCTGGGTCGCCAGGCCAATGTGGGATCCGGCAACGCAGTGACGTCCGCTGGCTCCTTCCATCACATCCCGTTCACCAGTGATGACGTCTTCTTCGAAAAGCAGGAGATCATCTCGCAGAATCTCGTCGGTCGATTCGACCAGGGCGCGGCCTATGACGGCCCGGCCAATGTCGCCGGCACGATCGAGTTCGAGCCGCTGCCGAAGGCTCTGGGCGCGATCCTGACGGCAGCCATTCAGGCGCCGGTGTCCGTCACGTCCGCAAGCCTGCGAACGCTGACGTTCCTGCCGCGGACGCTGGACATCAACTCCGGCGGTATGGTGAACGAGCCGTTCTCTATCGTGGTCAAGGATCCAAGCGTTGCCTCGCAGGATCTGTTCTTCGACACGCAGTTTTCGCAGGTCGAGTTTCAGTTCGTGCAAGGGCAGCTGCTGAAATCCCGTGCTGTCGTGGCCGGCGGCCGCCGTGTTTATGGCGGTGTGGGTTCCGCGGGCTTCTCGCCAACACTGGACACTGCTGATCTGTCTGCCGGGTTCCTGTGGGACGTGGCCTCGATCAGCGTGGGTGGAACGGCGATCGGCAATCTGTCGCAGATCACTGTAGCGATCAACGAGAACATCGCGCCGCTCTACACGCTGAACGGGACGCTTCTGCCGTACAAGTACACGCGCGAGGGGTTCCGCGAAGTCACGGTTCAGGGCGAGATGATCTTCGACTCGCGTTCCCTCTATAACGACTTTATCGACAGCACCCAGCGGCAACTGCTGATCACCGCGCGCAACACTCGCGTGCAGATTCAGTCCGGGTACTACCCGACGCTGACCCTCGATGTGCCGCAGATGAAGATCACGCAGATGAAGCCGTCCATCAGTGGACCGGGAGAACTGCGCGTTCCGTTCCAGGCGCGTGGCCTGATCGATCCATCGAGCAACTACTCATTCAAGGCGACGCTCATCACGACGTACGCCGCGGGCTATTGAAACAGGAGGATGCATGTCGGCCTACAAGAGCAGGAACGTCGGAACAATCGCCTTCGATGGGGCAGAGGTGCCCTATGAGCTGAAACGAATCAGCTACGAGGACTATCTGACTCTCACGAAGGTGCGAAAGGAAAGTGAGTCGCATGTCAGCAAGCAATCGCTGGAATTGCTTCGCGGATACGTGGTCAGTATCGACGTCAAGGACGCGGACGAAAAACCCGTCCCGATCGATACGATCTTCAGCGACTTCTACTTCGCATCGCTTGTCGGGGCATTGACCGGACGGCTGCTCGAAACTGGGTCGATCCCAAAGGCCAAGCAGGGCCCTTCCGACGGGAACTCGTCCGAGCCCTCAGCGGCGGCGAGCTCCCAGCAAGCCTGACGCTGACGGAGGTAGCAGGGTGGACAGCACTCGAATGGGCACGCATCTGGAACCACTGCGAGGGCTGCTGGCCGGACAACGGCAGCCTGTTGTCGCAGCCTGCCATCGTGGTGAGCGTGTTCGAGCTGGCAGAACGGGTTGCGGCCGACATCGTCAAGGCGGAGGCCAAGTCTTCTAAGTGAGCGTTCAGCAAACAACCCTGTCCATGATCGTGCGCGCCGTGGATCAGGCCACGGTGCCGCTCGATAACGTCAAGCGTAAGCTGGACGAAGTAACGGGCTCACTGGAAGAGTCGCAGATCGCAGGTGGCGATGCGCTGGATGCGCTCGGTCAGAAGTCCGGTGAGTTGGGAGATGAATTCGAGGATCTCGGTGAGGCAGCCGGAAATTTCGGTGGATTCATCAGCCAGAACCTTCCGCAGCTCATCGCCATAGGAACGGTGGCTGTCATTGGTCTATTCAACAAGATCAAAGATGTCATCGAGGAGCACGAGCGGCTCGTCAACACAGCTGAGAGACTCGACCTTCCAACGGAACGCGTCGAGAACTATTCGAAGGCCTGGCTCAAGGTTGCGGAGGAACTGAGCGATGCGGCGCGTGGGTTCACGGAGCTCAAGGACTCGCAGACGCGTGCATTCGCTGCTCTAAATATTGACCCGAGAGGTGCTGGCGCCGCTGATGCAGCTATCACAAGAATCGCGGCTGCCTCCGGTACGCGGCAGGAGAAGATCGACGCCCTGCGCATTTTGACCGGCCGGTCGTATGACGAGATGGCCGCAGAACTCGATAAGGAAATGAAGAGACTCACGGAAGTCCTCGGCGGATACCGTGACTACTACGGTGATCTGGTCGGAACTACCACACGCGCCCAGCAGGAAGGCGTGGTATTCGGTCAAACAGACGTAGGCAAACTGCTCAAATCCGGCCAGCTGTCAACCGACTTGCAACTTCGCAAGACCGAAGAGCAGCAGCGCGAAATTGACCAGTGGGCTAAGGATATTCAGACCTCTTTTGACCGCGCGATACGTGCCGCGGAAAGCGGTCGCAAGGATGCTGCTGACGACTTGGTGCGGTCCAGACTCCAGCAGCAGCGGGACGCGTTCAACCGGCAGGCGGAGTATTTGCACGATCAGGCCAAGGCCGTGCAGGACCTGGAGAAATCCACTGCGGATTCCATCGAGCGGACCAACCGCGACATTGCGCGCTCCGCCAATCAGGCGATGGGTGACATCGAACAGCGAATGAGCGAGGCAGCCAAGAACATCAAGTATCCATTCGAAGACACCATTGGTGCGATTCAGGATGGTCTTCGGGATGCCGTGTCGTTCGCGGACTTCTCGCTGAAGCACCTCGTGGAACGAATCATCATCAACTTGACGCAGAAGAAGCTCTTCGACGCCATCGACCACGTCGGGGATGCGCTCAGGGACGCATTCGGCGGGGCTGGCGGTGGATTCCTGGGTGGTGTGGGCAAGTTCTTCGGCAGTCTATTCGGCGGCAATGCGGGTGGTGGTACGGCGTCCGGTATCCGTCGTGTGGGCGAGGACGGCGAAGAGCTCGTTTCATCCGGCATCAATTCGATGCGCATCTACAACCGCAGGCAGTTGCAGTTCCTGGCTGGAAATGCCAGCGCCCCTGTCTCGCAACCTATCTATGCGCCGACGCACCACTACACGATCAGTGGCGTCGAGACGTCGCAGGTCATCGAGTACATCGAGCGCACGCGTAAGGCCGATCAGCAGGCCTGGGTGCAGAAGTTTAAGGACAACGGATTCGGGAGGCTTCGCTGATCGTTGGCATATCCTGAAGTTCTCATTCCACCGAGTGTTCGTCCGACCACCGGCATGGAGCCGCAGCTGGTCGACGACCAGACCACTGTGTTTGCTCCACGTTACGCGCGCGGCGCTTCGCAACGCCAGTTGTGGGGCGATCCGCTCTGGGGATGGAGGCTTAGATTCGACAAACTGGCGAGCACTGATAGGGCGTTCGTTACTGCCGCTGCTCTTGGTGCTCGAGGCAAGGGCGCCAACGTCCGCCTGACTCCAGGACTTCCGATTCGTGGATCGTTTCCTGCTACGGAATTGTTCTCTAACAACGATTTCACTAGCACCACTGGATGGACAGGAAACAATTGCGCTCTTACCGCCGTGGATGGAAGGCTGCGCGCCACAAATACCAAAGCAGCTGGAAATGCCTCCTTCTCTGTCAGCAAGACTGGGCTCTCAGTCACTCAGTATGCGCCATATGCGTTGAGAGGGTTTATCTCTGGGGTGTCGCGCTCTGGCATGTCGAACGGTACGCTGCTCGACGTCACCAATTACGCCACGGACCGATCTGGGCTTGTGACCCAAGCCGCTGTGCAATTGAGCTCAACAACCGGAAACATTTATCCGGGCGTGTTCGATGCGGGCGGAGATATTTCGATGGCCGGTGACTTCGGGGAATTGGCGTGGACATCCTATGCGCGCTGCATTCTTGTCGACAATGGGCCGAACCTATTGAAGTACAGCGATCAGATCGACAACGCCATTTGGAACAAGAGCGCAAGTACGATCACGCCGAACAATATCACCGCTCCTGATGGCACGACGACAGCGGATGCGCTATTCGAGACTACGGCTACTGCGATTCACAACGCGTCTCAGGACGTAACGATATCGTCCGCTGCTGCGGATTACTGCTATGCACTGGCGATCAAAGTCGGCGCGGTTCGTGGGTGGGCGGCGATACAGCTCAATGAGTCTGCGGGACCAACAGCCATTCAGGTGTTCTTCAACCTTTCGACAGGGGCCATCGGTACTACTGCAGTAGGCGCAGGCTGGTCGAACCTTCGCACATTCGTGAAGGACATGGGTAACAACTGGTGGTATCTGGCTGCAGTTGCGAAGAAGACCAGTGCAGCCACTGGGTTGACTGCGTACGTTTATCCCGCATCGGCTGACAATGTAGCCAGTTACGCCGGCAACGCTTCTGCTGCCGTGCACTTCTGGCGCATGACGGTGGCGCAATCAAGTGTGCCGGTCAGGCTCACTCAGACAACGAGCTCTGCAACAAGTGGCGCTGCGCAAACTGGCGGGAGGATGTATGTCAAAGGTGGTCCGGCATCCGCATCTGCATCGCTTGTGACGCGAGATTTCTTTGAAGTCAACGGAGAGTTGAAGCAGCTCAGCGCTTCTATCGACTTCGATGCGGCTGGCTTGGGTGTGCTTCAATTTCGTCCGGGAATCGTTACTTCTCCCGCAGACAACGATCCAGTTATCGTGCTGAACCCGATGGGGCGCTTTTACTTCGCCAACGATCCGCGCATCGTTGAGCACTATGGCGTGTACACGGATTTCGAGCTTGATCTTCTGGAGGCAATGCCATGAGCGGTAGCTTTCTCTCAAGCTCGCTCCAGGCGATGTCCGAAGACTCGAACGTCGCTTATCGGCTGCTATTCGATGTGGGCGTTACGTCCGGCGAGCTGCACTTTGTCACCGGACGCCAGCACCAAGTCTACAACTCTAATACCTATACAGCCGTTGGTGGTCTGGGATTCGTGAACCCGATAGAAGAGGAATCTGACGGCTTTCCGCGGGACATCGAATTCGGCATCTGCGGCGTCAACACGCTGGCCGGTACAGGCAGCTTTGCCCTCTACGAACCGCTGCAGGAACACATGCTGGGGCGCCCGGTGCGGATATTCCGCCAGTTTCTAAAGCCGGATGATTTCACCGCCGTTCACACTCCTGAGCCTCGGTGGAGCGGCACCATTACTGGCGTGAACATCGACCTGAACGAAGGCAAGTACACGGTCAAGGCATCGAACGACCTTCGAAACCTGGCGCGCATCCGCTACTTCAACCGCGAGAGCTTCCGGGCAGTGGACAGTTCAGACACTTTCGGCGACTGGATCGATCAGATTCCGCTGTTCAAAGGTTCGTGGGGCGGAAAGGAGACCAATTTCGCTGGTGCGACAAGACTGGTTCCTGGCGGTGGTGGACGAGGTGGAATCGCTGCGCGCATCGTCAACAGGCTGAACGGATCATGAGTGCCCTGCAGCGTTACCTGGCATCCGTCCGCGATACGCCATTCGAATGGGGCGTACACGATTGCGCAATGTTCTCCGCAAAGGGAACTGATGCGAGATGTGGAACATCGTTTGCCGCTCGGGTTGCGGCCATCGGCGTGAGGTCTGCTGTCGAGTACCGCCGTCTTCAGCGCACCGGCGCCACGCTTGAGGCGATGACTATCGCTGAATTGGGAAATCCGGCAGAAGGCCAGATCGAAGATGGCGACGTCGTTCTTGTGCGGACAGCAATTGGCACAGCTCTCGGTTTGGCTGTTCCTCCCGTGGCATTGATTGCTGCGAATCGCGGATTCGTACCAGTCCCGCTATCCGCTGTCGAGCGGTTCTGGAGGGTGCCGTGCCTCAAGTAGCAGCGGCTATTGCGACGTTCTTCTACAGCGCAGGAGCCGCTGTCGGTCTATCTGCGGGCGCAGCAGCGACATTCGCGGTCGCTGCCACTAATGCTTTGGCGTACGCGACGAATGCGTTTCTCCTGAACAAGGCCATGGCTTCGATTTCGAAGCGTGGAAAGACAGGAGAAACACGCGGTCTCGAGGCATCGTTCACCGATTCCACTGCAGATGCACGAGCGATCTATGGCGAGGTCCGCGTCGGTGGCGTGAACATCATCCCACCGGTTACCAGTGGAACAGATGGCGAGTATCAGCATCAGGTTCTCGCCATTGCATCTCATGAGATCGATTCGTTCCAAGCCTACTACTTCGACCAAGACACGTTGCCTTCCCCCGCAGCTGTGTCTGGTGGGTCTGGAGACGGCCTGATCTCGACCGGCAAGTATGCGAATCATGCATGGGTGCGTGGTTACCGCGGGACGATGACCCAGAATGTCGACTTCATCCTGAATGCTGCATTTCCATCGCAATGGGCCTCCACTGCGCGAGGTCGCGGACACGCATACGTTGCCCTGACGTATGGATGGGGCAAGGGAAAGGTCTACCAAGGGATACCGTCGGCAACGTTCAAAGTGCGTGGCGCGAAGGTCTATGACCCAAGACTGGACTCGACCAACGGTGGCAGTGGGACGCACCGTTACAACGACCCAACGACCTGGGAGTACTCTCATGGCGGATCGATCCTTGGAAATAACCCGGCTCTGTGCTGGGCTAACTTCAAGATGGCCGCGTACGGTCATGGCGTAGACCCTGCAACGAAAATCAATTGGACTTCTGTCGCCGCCGCTGCCGACATCTGTGATGCATTGGTTGCCAATCAAGCCGGTGGAACCTCCAAGCGCTACACCTGCAACGGCATGTTGATTTGTTCTCCGGAAAACTACCTGAGCAATGAACAGGCTCTGGTCGATGCCATGATGGGGCATCGCAGGGAAGTGGCAGGGAAGTGGGAAATCATCGCGGGTGGCTGGACTACGCCAGACTGGACGATCAGCAAAGTTGACTGGGTCACGATCGAGAACATTCAGGCCGTGGCGGGTCCGGATGACGGCCGCGTCAATGGTGTTCATTGCTTCTACGTAGATCCGGCCCGAAACTGGCAACGCGTGGAATGCTATCCGCGCAGGAATCCCACGTACTTACTGGATGACACCAGCAAAACGGCTGAAATAGAGATGGAGCAGCCGCTGTGCACGGATGAATCCGAAGCACAACGAAAGGCAGAGTTCCTGCTCCGTGCATCACGCAATGGCATCGTCATCATCGGACTGCTGCCGCCGAGATTCCAGAAGATTCGGACGTATGACACCGCTGCGCTGACGTTCGAGGAATTGGGCTGGGTCAGCAAGACGTTCCGCATCGCGGCGAAGAACGACAATATCGACGGCTCCATTCGCGTGACGCTGATCGAAGAGCAAGACACGGACTGGACCGACCTTGCGTCTGGTGACTATGGTGCGCCGTCTACTTGGGCGCTGCCAACGACCAATCCCACACGGCCGACAGTTCCCACCACCTTTTCCATCGCCGTCAACGCTGGAACCATCATCGCGAACTGGAATGATCCGGTCGTGAAGCCCATCGGTACGGAGTACGCGATCTATCGCGGGGCGACTGACAGCACGGCAGTGGCATCGCGCGAAGAGGTATGGCGCGGATCGGCGTTGCAGGCTGTCTTCCAGTCAGGCGTGAACAGCGCCTACTACTATTGGCTCAGAAGTGAGGCTGGATCATATGTGGCTGGTGGATACATGCCGGCGAGTTTCGGGCTGCTCGCGACGCCTGAAGGCCTGAACGGCGGTGTGCCGGTGTTCCGGAACGCGGATTTCACGGCCAACTCATTGGATACTTCGTGGGACATCGGCAGCGCGTCTCAGGTGGCGTTGACGCCTGGCGCAGGCATCCGTGGCGCCGGAGTTCGGGTCAACGCTGTGGCGAGCTACAACAACATCTTCACACCTGGGCTCTTCTACCTGCGGCAGCTCTCTCACGTCCAGATCGACACCCGCACAGTGGGATTCCAGGTCGAGGTCGGCTATCGCGTGAACAGCGCATGGAATGGCGGTGGACTCCACGCGCTCTACGGCGTGTACGGCGTGACGGACCTTGCCGGGAACTTCGCTGACTGCGGTGGAGGAAACGTCGCAATCGGCGTCGGTGAAGCTGGCATTGGAAATTACGGTCAAAGCGTGCTCAAAGGATTCATTCAGGGCTCTGGATCGCTGAAATACCCATTCCTTCGCGTCACTGGAATCGACGCGACAAGCGGGCAGGCCGACATCAATCACATACAGGGATACATTCGATGAGACTGGTTCTTAATCGCGACTACTTCACCACCTACGCCACTCTCGGAAGACTCACGGAGCCGCAGTCTGGTCGTGGCTGGGACACGATTGAGCGACCTTGGTTGCCGACATCCTACGGTCCTTGCGGCGTGAAGGGACTCAGCTGCCTGCCGCTGGGTGACTATCGCGTCGAGCGGTACAGCTCTGACGCGCATCCCAGCGTCTACGCACTTTCTGCGCCGGCTCTCGGTGTGTATGTCACCGAACAGCTTGTGCCGCCATCGCAGGTTCTCTACGCGCGCACGCGAACGCTGATTCATCCAGCGAACTGGGCGAGCGAGCTTCGTGGCTGCGTTGCTCCAGGTAAATCACGTGGCCGCGGTGCTGGAGGAATCTGGCAAGTGATGCAGTCGCGGGATGCCATGAACGAGATTCGAAATGCACTCGGACGAGCGGCCGAGATCACTCTTTCCATCACGTCAGGAGGCCTACAGACCACACAATGAGTAACGAGAGTGCAGCGGTTGCGGTAAAGGTTGCGGCCACCGGCGCCGTGGCGGCCTTCGGGCTGACATGGTGGGCGGTTGCGGGTGCAGTTCTGGGCGCGGTTGCGTCCCTGCATTTCGAGCCACCCGCAGCAGGATCAAAGGTCTGGAGAGTCGTGTTTCAGGTATTCGCCATGGCGACACTGGCGGCGCTCCTGGGATCGGCACTCCCCATCATCCCTGGGTTCGGTGCCTTGGAGGCTATCCCGGTAGCCGTTCGCTGTGGACTGCTCGGGATATTCGGGAGCTTGGCAAACAACTGGATCCGGGCATTCATCGCCCGCAAAACCGCAGGAGGCTGACATGGATACGTTGCTTTCGGCGCTGTACATCATCGGCGCACTACCCACCATTGGCGGCATTGCCATCCTGGTTGCCTTGGCTCAGAAGCCGACCAATGTGATGGATCACATTCAGGGCATCGCTCGCTACTTCATGCTTGGAGGAACTGTGTTCCACTGCGCGCGCATCCTGAGCGGCAAGCCTCCGCGCTGGGAGGTGGTTGCATTGATGCTCGGACTCGGCATTGGAATGGCGATCTATGCCAGGCAGAACCACCTGCTGGCAAAGGCCGCGGATAGGTTCTCGAGCATGGGCGACGAAGGACAGGAGTCTGGGGCGTGAAGTTTCTTGCGCCCTTTCTTCCGCACATTGCCGGCGGGCTGCTGCTGGTGGTTCTGGCGTGTGTGATTGGCTGGCGCATCGAAGCCGGCCGGCTCGCCACGCGTACGACAGAGCGCGATCAGGCGCTCGCAGAGGTAACGCGGTTGAAGGCGGCTGTGACTGGCAAGGATGCCACCATCGCCGCCCAGGCGAAGTCCATAGAGCAGTGGCAGGCGCAGGCGACGCCAGCAAAGGCAATGGCGGATGCCGCCGTTCGTGCCGCAGCCGCTGCGGAGCAAGTCGCCGCGCGTACTGCGGCTCTCAATCAAGCCGAGGTGAAAGACCGTGCGAATCCTGACTGTGCCGCCGTTCTGGCGATCGATCTGGCTCGTGTCTGTCCCGCTATTGCTGCAGGCGTGCGAACACGCGCCGCAGGTGGTGTACGTCGACCGACCGGTGGAGATCCCAGTGCCGGTGGTCAAGAAAATCGATGATCGCCTGACGGCTGACTGCGAGCCACGAACCTCCGTCCCGTTCGACGGCTCGCTGACTGTCGATGATGCGCAGAAGCGCCTGGCGGCCGTCGAGGATGCGCTGGCGCTGTGCCGCAACCAGGTGGCAGAGATTCGAGGCGCGCAGAAGTAAGTCCTGGCCGGATTGGTTACCGACACCGCATCTTCGCCGCGCACGGCCTTGGCTACGTCGACCCCTGAAGACATGCGCGCTGCCGGCTTTCACCGATTGGTCAGGTGCCTACGCGTGCGTCCTCGCCAGTGATCAGGCCCGTTCATCCGGGCTGCAGGACTCGAAGCGATTCTGCGCTTCAGTGCAGACATATTCCAGTTGCAAATGCAAGGGCTATTACCCTGTGTCGTTCAAACAGGAATAGTATCTGGACATGAAGAAGCTACTCGTGCTAGCGCTTGCGGGACTCACCGGTTGTGCGTCTATGACCGATCGCCAGAGAGCCGTAGTCGGTGTTGTGGTCGTAGTCGCTGCGGCGAGCGTTGCGGCGAGCTCCGAGCATCACGGTACGTTCGCCTTGTACCTGCCGGCGCCAGGCAAGGCGCACATTCCCAGCGCTCCAGATCGCGAGTCGTCGCGGTAGATAGCCACTAAGGCCGCATGGCCGAAGTAACTACCACTGCGCATCCAGCCAGTGATCCCGGTAATCCCGGTACATCGCAATGGCCTGATACCTCACCCAGCGCCACATCCCACGCAGGCAGCTCATACGCCCTCCCTGTGTAAGACTGCTCCTACACGGCAGGCAGTGCGATAAACGGAGGGGGTAGGGGCCACTACAAGGTGGTGTGCAGTGTCG